GGCTCCTCGGGCAACCTCGCACAGATCGGCTCCTCGGGCGACGGCGCAAAGATCGGCTCCTCGGGCTACGGCGCAAAGATCGAAAGCGAAGGTAACAATGCTGTTGTAGCAGCCATAGGTATAGATTCAAAAATAAAGGCAAAGAAAGGTAGCTGGATTACCCTCGCTGAATATGGCGAGGATATGAAACCAGTGTGCGTAAGGTCTGCACAGATCGATGGGAAATCGCTCAAGGAGGATGTTTTCTATCAACTGAAAGGCGGCGAGTTTGTCGAAGCAGCAGAATAACATCAAATATCATCCACAAGTAAATCTTTACCAACATGCAAACCTTCTTTTCCGAAAGCACAGTCAAAAGTCTGTGGGGCACGCTTGCGGGCCGCCTCTGGCGTGCGTGGTACCGCCTCAAGAGCAAGGTGCGCCGGACAATCGACAAGTCCCGCCGCCGGGCACATAAACTCCAAAACCGACCCCGTGTCTATCGGGTCGAAATTCGGTAAGAGTATGGCACACTTAATTACACTCGTAGTAGTTTCCGTTCCTGTTTGCCTGGTGTTCGGCTGGGCGCTGTCCGGTCCCCGGCGTATGCGGATCACCCGCTATCTGTTGAATGAAATTTTCGAACAGCGATGAATACTTCCTACTACGTCACCGACACGGCTCAAATGCCGCCGTCCACTCGGAAAGAACCCTCGGAAGAGTATTACTTCTTCGAGAGCACCCGTTTCAACCGGCCGCAAACGACAATTCATCTGACCGATCAGGAGATTCGGACTTTCGCCAAACGCATCGCCGATTACATCACCCGAAGGACAGTTGCAGGGCCTATGGAATCTTTCGACTTTCAGATAGAATATCACGGCGTTGCGGTGCAGGGACGCTATACGGTGGAAACCGAGCGGCAGGGCGCGGTGCATTCGATGGGAATGACGGAATGGATCGACGTCCCGATACGGGAGGAAACGAGCATAGCGAGCGCCTGGTGTACGGCCACGGACGAGGAGGTTCCCCGGGTGATGGAGAAACTGAATGAATTGTTAAAATAGCTGACATGAAAACGAGAATCGAGATTTACGAAATCGCTGATCCGAATCATATCGTATCTGACGGGGAATGGTCCCGAAAACTTTCGGCTGCCGACATACGCAATCATATCAATTATATGATGCGGCCTTTCGATCCCCGGAAATATTCTTCTCGCGTAGTATATATCAATCAAAAACAGTAAATATTATGGAACAACAAGCAACGGGATTGACGCTGTTCAACCGTCAAATTACCAGCGAACGCACCCAGAATTATCTGACGAGCGTCCTGGGAGCCAAGAAAGACAGCTTCGTAAGCAACCTCACGGCACTCGTCGCCAACAACAAGGCATTGCAGGAGTGCGAGCCTATGGGCGTGATGTTCGCCGCGATCAAGGCTACGGCCCTCGACCTGCCTCTCGATCCCAACCTGGGTTTCGCCTATGTCATCCCCTACAAAAACAACCGGGAGGGGCGCACCGACGCCCAGTTCCAGATCGGGGCGAAGGGATTTATCCAGCTGGCCATCCGCAGCGGGCAGTTCAAAACACTGAATGTTTCGGAGGTCAAGGAGGGCGAGATCGTGGATGAAAACCTCATCACGGGTGAAATCACGTTCAAAAAGGCCGAGAATCGGGACGCTCTCCGCACGATCGGATATGTGGGTTATTTCAAACTGACTAATGGCTTCGAGAAGATGCTTTATATGAGCTGCGAGAAGCTCGAAGCACACGCGAGCCGGTACAGCCAAACCTATGGATCAAAGAAGGACTACATCCGGGCCGGTAGTAAATGGACTACGGATTTCGATGCGATGGCGCGTAAGACCGTGCTGAAACAGTTACTGTCAAAATTCGCCCCGATGTCCGTAGAGATGCAGGACGCTGCGAAATTCGATCAGGGCGTGCTGGGCGAAAACAACTCGGTACGTTACATCGATAATGAGGAAACGGCGGCAATTCCCGAAAGCGTGGACAAAGCGACGCTTACGAGCCGCGAAGCGATCAGTGAAGCGTTTATCGGCGGTCAGATCACCGAACAGGAGGCCTACGACCTGATGCAGAAGATCGGGATTACGAAAAACGCGGTCGAGGATGCGACGGTCGAGGCCGAAGTTAATCTGTTCGACACCAAAAGCGCGAAGCGATGACCGATTCCCGCTATTTCGAACAAGGAACTCCGGAATGGTATGAAGCGCGTCTGCATCGATTCACTTCCTCCGAAGTGCATAAGCTGATTCCCGGAGCACGGGCACGGCCCGGAGAACTGACCAAGACGGCCGTCGCTTATGTATTCGACAAGATCGCCGATCGCATCACTGCCGGGGGTTGTTTGGAATACCGGGAACTCAACACCAGAGAAATAGAATGGGGACGCGAGCACGAAGAGACGGCACGGCTGGCCTATTCGACGATTATGAGCGTCGATGTCCAGACCTGCGGATTCTTCGTCTGCGAGGATTTGCCCTCTTTCGGCGGAAGTCCTGACGGGTTGGTCGGGGAAGATGGTTTCATCGAAATAAAATGCCCCTACAATTCGTCCGTACACGCCCGGTATCTGGCTATGGCTACCCCGGACGATCTGCTACGCGAGAAGCCCGAATATTACGCCCAGATACAAGGTAACTACCTTGCGACGGGACGACGATGGTGCGACTTCGTAAGCTATGATCCCCGGTGCGCCAACTCGCTGCTGGCCGTCAAGATTCTCCGCATCCCACGAGATGAAGAGTACATCGACCGTATTAGGGAGGCAGTGCTGGCAGCCGTGAAATACAAACAGGAGATAACGTCCAGAATGGCGCTCCTGGCACGGCAACAGCGGGCATCCACTACCTAAATAATCTCCAAGTATGACGACAAGAAAGACATATCCCCCGTGGTCGGAAAAGGAATTGGAAACATTGAAAGAACTCTATCCCGACAACGACAACGAATATATAGGTTGCTTGTTGAATCGCACTCCGGGGAGCGTAAAGATACGCGCCGTATGGAATGGCTACCGCAAATCCTATGAGTTTATACAACGCCGAAGAATGACGACGGATAACAAACCCCGCAAAATGGTCGGATGTATTCCGAACCCCTTGCCGGTTATTGAACGGTTATTGAAACAACACGGTTACAAAAAATAAAAACAAGCATGACAATATGGTATGGCCAGAATCAGAACCATAAAACCACAATTTTGGGATGATCTGAAGATCGGCCGCTTATCGCGCGATGCCAGGCTGCTTTACATCGGACTTTGGAATTTTGCCGATGATTTGGGCGTAGTAATAGCCGACCCCGTTTGGCTGAAGTCTAAAATATTCCCTTACGACAAAATACAACTCCAGCAATTCGAAGGCTGGTTGAAGATGCTCGAAGAAACCGGATTTATTAGTCTGCTTTCCGTTAAGTCGGAAAGATTCTATTATCTGCCAACCTTTTCCCGTCATCAAGTAATCAACAGACCTAATCTGGAGGATGTAAATATACGTAAAGAATTGTTAGACAGTGCATTAAGTGAAATCACGGAACGATCAGTGAATAATCACGGAACGATCACTGAACGATCAGTGACTATAAAAGGAGAGGATAAGGAGTATATTACTACCAATACTTCTACTGGCGTAGAAGATATTGGAGTATCTGTGAGAGATAATATTATTTCTTACCCGGTAGAAGACTATAACGCAGGCGCGTGCGAGGGGACCGAGAACCCCGAATCCGATCATCCTAAACGCAAATCCCGTAAGACGCTCCGCAAGGATGATGCAGGGATTGAAGAAGCTCGGATATTGACGTGGCGTGATGATTTTGAGATTTACAAAAACGAGTTACGCAAGGCCTATAAGACGCTCCTACAGGATGACGCTTGGATTTCGACGCAACAACGTTTCAACCCGAATCTCAACATTGCCCTCTCGCTCGAAAAGGCTTGCGTAAACTTCTGGGCAACGGAAGCCGGATGGCAGCATAAGCGAAAGCAGCGCACAAAGACTATCAACTGGAGGCAAACGCTCACAAGTTCGATCAACAGCCCGCAAAACAAAGTTTACAATGACAACGGAATTAGCAAAAAAACCGCCAACAACGGCGTTAGCGAAGATTTCAAACGTGGAGTTCTTGAAACTCTACTCAGTGGCGGCAATACAGAGTAGCTGCCGCCGTATGCAGTCGGCCGTGGCTTGTGCCGAATCCCAAATGCCGGTGTTATCTGTATTGCGAGCGACATACGGCGAAAAATGGACGGCTGCATATCTGGTACTTTGGATCGTCAATGTACAGGAGTTTTTCAATATTTCAGCCAAGATGAACGACGCACAGGTAACGGAAACGGCCTACATGATTTTGGACGATTTCTGGGCGTTGAACCTTGCCGATGTAAACCTGGTATTTACCAATGCCAAACGAGGGCAATACGGACAACTGTACGGACGAATAGACGGATCGATCATATACGGTTGGTTTCAGACATATTTCGAGGATCGATGCAATGCCTGCGAGAACCGTACGATACGGCAAGCCGAGGCTATGGGCAGCGATCACCCGGTAACAGACGCCAAAGCTGCGGAGTTTATCAAATCGCTTATCAACAAAAAAGCGGAAAAGATTGCAAAATAGACGGAATTATCGAATTGAATTTAACGGACTAAAGAAAATGAAAGAATACACACAAGCGGATTTCGATGCCTTCGAGGTGATCGACGGAATCAAACAATACCCCTCGGGGGATTACAGTGATATACAAATATTCGGCGAGCGGTGCTCCTTCGGCGAGCGGTGCTCCTTCGGCGAGCGGTGCTCTTTCGGTAAGGGGTGCTCTTTCGGTAAGGGGTGCTCTTTCGGCAAGTGGTGCTCTTTCGGTGAGGAGTGCTCCTTCGGCGAGCGGTGCTCCTTCGGCGAGCGGTGCTCTTTCGGTAAGGGGTGCTCTTTCGGTAAGGGGTGCTCTTTCGGCAAGTGGTGCTCTTTCGGTGAGGAGTGCTCCTTCGGCGAGTGGTGCTCTTTCGGTGAGGAGTGCTCCTTCGGCGAGCGGTGCTCCTTCGGCGAGCGGTGCTCTTTCGGTAAGGGGTGCTCTTTCGGTAAGGGGTGCTCTTTCGGCAAGTGGTGCTCTTTCGGTGAGGAGTGCTCCTTCGGCGAGTGGTGCTCTTTCGGCAAGTGGTGCTCTTTCGGTGAGGAGTGCTCCTTCGGCGAGTGGTGCTCTTTCGGTGAGGATTGCTTTTTCGGTGAGGAGTGCTCCTTCGAAGGGAAAGGCGAATATATCGGCGATTATCCTTTCCTGGCTTTTGTCGGGTTCGGCTCTCGGATTGGCAGCAAGGTTTACTTTTTCAACCTGCAAGACGGCATTTATGTCCGTTGCGGCTGCTGGCTGTCGGATATAGCGGGGTTCCGGGAGAGGGTGAAGGCGAAGAATGCCGATGCGATGTACCTGGATTTGTGCGATCTGGTCGAGAGGAAGTTTAACAGGAAAAACTAAAAATACTACAAAGAGTGAATATAGGATTAGTAGATGTAGATGGTCATCATTTTCCGAACTTGGCATTGATGAAACTTTCGGCTTGGCATAAGTCGCACGGGGATTCGGTTGAGTTCGCCAATCCGATGTTCGGTAGGTACGATCGAGTGTATATGTCTAAAGTTTTCACTTTCACGGCTGATTGTGCAGACTACTACCCGTGCGAGATCGTACGGGCGGGAACAGGTTATAAGGACTATACAACAACATTACCAGACGAGATTGAACATATCTGTCCTGATTATTCGCTTTACAGTGTGAATGAGGCTTTCGGATTCCTAACACGCGGTTGCCCGAACGGTTGCCCGTGGTGCATCGTTCCGCACAAGGAAGGCTCCATCCGGCCGGCATCCCCGCTCCGGGAGTTCCTCGGCGATAAGCGTCGGGCTATATTATTGGATAACAATGTACTGGCGTCGGATTTCGGGCTGGAACAAATCGAAGAAATAATTCGCACGGGCATATCTGTTGATTTTAATCAAGGGTTGGATGCTCGCCTGGCGTGTGCCGATAAATATATACTTGACTTGCTATCGCGGGTTAAGTGGATAAGATACGTCCGGTTTGCATGCGACAGAATCAGTCAGTTAGATTCTGTGACAAAGGTTGTGCAGGAGTTGTCCAAGCGCGGCATAAAACCATATAGAATTTTTGTCTATGCTTTAATTGGGGATGTACACGAAAGTTTGGTCCGCATTGAGGCTCTGAAGCGATTGGGAGTAAGTCCCTTTGCCCAACCATATCGAGATTTCGAAAACAATATCGAACCGACAAAGGAGCAAAAGCGATTAGCCCGTTGGTGTAATCACAAATCTATTTTCAATAGTATTGATTTTAAGAATTATAAAGGATGAGAGCGAACGAATATCAGACACGCGCGATGAGTATGCGGCTGCCGAGTTGCGAGAATGCGACCTATATGCTTTTCGGCCTGATGGCCGAGGTGGGCGAAATCGCCGACAAGATCGCCAGCCGCCGCGAGCGCGGTGTGATCGATGGAAACGGGGATAACCGATGATCGCTTATGACCCACGCATCACTATTCAGCGGGATCGGAGGGCACGATTTGGTTGCGGATTTGCCCCCGGAATTTTACGCCTGGGAGAACCGGGACAACTTTACGGAATGCGGGGCCGACCTCCTCACCCTGTGGTGCGGCGACAAGTGGAAAAACCTGCGCGAGTTCGGGCCAGGCGACCCTTTCGATTTCCGCGCCGTTCCCGTGGAATACCGGCCGTTCGAGAAAAAATGGCTGTACTACACGGGCAAGAGCCGGGGACTTATGGGAAGCCCGCGCTACGATGTGATGAAGCACCTTCTGCCGTGGTGGTGGCACTTCTCCACGCCGAACCTCCTGAAAATCGTGCCGGAGATGGACGAAGGTACGCTCCGTTCCGAATCCGAAACGGCGGAGGAGGATTTGCAACTCCTGCCACTCAACATGAAATGGATCGCCACTTACAATTACGCCCGCGTGCTCGATCTGGAAAGGCAGGCAAGGGCGGCGGGGACACGCCAGCTAAAGTCGGTACAACTGACGATTTTTTGAAACGATAAATGAATACGAGAAGATATGAAAACCAAACTACTGCGCCGACTGAGGCGGGAGGGGCGTTGTCAGATACGTGTCTATTCAGTTCGTAAGGATATGGATGGGACGGTTGTTGGCATACGCTACGGGTATAATTCGGATGAATATGCGCATCTATGGCATTTTGCGATGACTTCGGATGAACTTAAATCAGAAGCAATGAAGAGATATATCCTCCGCCGCGTTGCGGAGCTAAAAGGAAATAGAAAATGAATACAAATGTAATGTTTTCAAGTGCAACAGATTTGTGGGCTACTCCACAGGACTTCTTCGACAAACTCAATGCGGAGTTTCATTTTACTCTTGACCCCTGCGCGTGTCCGGATAATGCGAAGTGCGCGAAGTTTTACACAAAACACGATGATGGGTTATTGCAGAATTGGGCCGGTGAAATTGTTTTTTTGTAACCCGCCTTATGGAAGGAGTATTTGTGACTGGGTAAAAAAGTGCTATGAAGAATCGCGCAAGCCAGGAACAATCGTAGTCGCCCTTATTCCGGCCCGAACGGATACATGTTATTTTCACGAGTTTATTTATCGTAAAGCGAAAGAGATTCGATTTATTCGAGGACGGTTAAAGTTTGGCGGAGCGAAGAATAGCGCACCGTTCCCAAGCATGGTTGTAGTATTCTGATTTATGAGGTTAAAAGGAAAGAGAAAATGAAAAAAGTAATGTTCAACGATCTTTACGGGTAGTTTACGAATTTGAGTTGGTGAAACAACGAGATTCGATGCAGAACATTGCAAAACTTTGAAAAACTTTCAAACATTTTGAAATATGAGAGAAATTAAATTCCGGGGCAAGCGCCTCGACAACGGAGAGTGGTTGTATGGCAGCCTTGTCATTTTGAATGGGCGCTATTTTATATTCGATGATGCAAACAGACACGAGGTCGATCCCACTACCGTCGGCGAGTTTACGGGGCTGAAAGACAAGAACGGTAAGGAGATTTACGAGGGGGATATAATGGATATGGAAGTTTTTGGCGAAGAAGATATATACTTTCATTGTCCTGTCTTAATTATATTCATCGATGGGGCGTTTCATATTGCCGAGGATGAAGAATCCGTGTGGGCACCAATATGTAACATTTGTATTTCAGAAGTCATTGGCAACATCCACGATCACAAATATTTACTAAAATGACACTAAAACATCAAAAAGACATACGGCTCATAAATAACTGTGATGCTATTTATGATGAGGATTTACTCAAAAAAGCAATTCTTTGGTATTCTGCTACTCCTGTGCAACAAAGTAAAAAAATATTTCTGTATGGCAATTATGCAGCGGTTTCAATCGGTAGAGATAAAATTCACGTCCACCGTCTTATAGGTTTGTATCTCATTGGAAGACGAAGATGCAATAACCATTTTCACCACATTAACAGTAACAAAATGGATAATAGATCGGTAAATATTGCGTGTGTTGAACCTCAAATACATATTTCGAGACACAATAAAGGGCGAAAACCATCTACTAATGCCATTAGGCAGACAATAGCGGCAAACCACAGACGGAAAGGTTACAGAACAAATCCTCATAGAGGTGATGTAACGCCGGAACAAGTGTACAAAATGCGTATTGCTGGGTTCTCGTTCAATCAAATATCTCTGTACTTCCGATTGGATTGGGGCTGTGTTAAACAACGGTATGAAGATTTTATCCACGACAACCCCGAATTTCTGAAAGGAGGCGAGCAATGAATAGGACTATGAAACAATGGCTTTTGCCCCTTATCTGCCGCTGGTTCGGGCATAAGGATTTCGAGGAGGTATATTGCGTCAAATCGCCCCGAAATTGGTTCTGCCGCCAAAACAAACCCAACCGATACGACGTGGTGCATGATATTGTTTGCTCCCGATGCCGGCGGGTACATCGAACTATCCTCAAATCCCGAATTAGCCGCGCACAACTCCTGCATGACGGTTGGTTTATAATCGACGAAAGCCATGAAAAGCAAAAAAGCAAAGGAATTTATCGACGGATGCTTGAATCATCTTGTAATAGAGATGAGCGACCACGCCAAATGGCAGCTACGAGCAGCAATGAGCCATACAGCCGAATTCGCCGAGCAGGAGGCCGAGGAAAGGATGCGGGATAAAGCGATCGAAGCATTTTGCAAGGATTGCCCAATTTACTCAATACAAACAAGTAATGGGGGAAATTGCCCCGATTGCAGTGCATTAAACGCATTCAAACAAAGACTGAACGAGGAATGAAATTCACAACCCATTGCTTTGTGCATTTTGACTAACCAAGTAACTAACCAAGAATATATATGAACACGAAACTTAAATCAGACTACGAAAAAGCCTGCAACGCCTATTTGCAGGCTTTTTGCGAGAAACACGGCTATGATTATAAGGATGCCGCGCGGAGCTGGGTCGGCGGCGATGTCGGCGGGATCACCGAATGCGCGGACTATATAGTTCGGATGGAGGACATCATCACCGACATAGACCGGTACGCTCCGGAAGATGAGTTTGTAAAGTATTACGATTACTGTCTGCGGGTGGGGAGTATCGCCTGCGGCAAAATTAGTACGCCCAATTACAGCAGCTGGCTCTCGGAGTGTCCACGCATGAGTGAAGAACAGATCACCCGGCTGGAGGAGTTGCAGCGGGACATACGCAAGGCGGAAGAGATTCTGGAAAATGAAATCGAACGGATAGGCAACCTGTTTTGAATTACTACGGATAAACCTATCTTTGTTTCATAATAACCATCAATTTATGAGTGAAATTATCAATATTGTCCTGCGATTAGACAAAATTCCACGCGATAGAATCAGGGAAGTTGCGCGTCAGGACGGCAAGGTGGGAATGGTTGTTAATTTGTCGGTCATTGCCGTCAAAGGAGGCGTAGATCAGTATGGGAACAGCCATTTTGTCGTTGTTCGTAAAACTAAAGAAGAGTTCGACGCAAAAGCGCCCACCATCTTCTGCGGCAGTGGGCGGAGGGCCAAACTGAAATCAGAAGCCCCGTCCACCGGACACGCCAGCGCAATAAATGAAGATGATTACCCGTATTAAATATAACGAAATATGACCGAGGAATTACAAAAGTTGCTCTGTACGCTCGAAATTGTCAAAACCAACGTCAAAGGGCGCCACTGGACACTGAAAGGAGAGAAATTCCGCTCGTGGCATTTGCAGTTCGATCAAATATACGATGTTTTGAAAGAGGCAAGCGATACGGTCGGGGAATTGATTGTACAGGCTGGGGATGTCCCCTTTCATGCGCCCTCACAGTTTCTGCGGCATTCGATGTGCGAGGAGCAGTTAAGCGTTGTGGACTGGCGGAATATGGTAGCGGACACGGACCGTGAACTGGGTGAGATCATCCGATTCATCAACGACACCGTGCGGGCCGGTATTTATGATCCCTCCGTAGAGAACGATTTAACGGCTATTTCTTCAAGACTGAAACACGAGCGGATGTTCTGCTCGCAAACATTGGAATAGACTATGAAACGACTTGCTTTTTCCCTTTTTGCCGTATTTGCGGCCACAGCGCTTTGCTGCGCTCAAAATCCGAATGGAACGCGCGTTGTCAAGGATGCTTCCGGACGAGTGAAGTACACCGTTCAAAAAACGGGAGATCGGGAAATAATCAAGGATTCGAAGGGGAAGGTAGTAGGATCGACACGCGAAACGAAAGACCGCAAATATTACTACAATTCAAATGGCTCGTCGGCAGGTACTGAAATTAAACGGGAACCGACAAGCAGACAACGGGAAAGACATAATACAGCAAGTTCTAAATCGAACGACCGGAAGTGATTGGGTTCGGGAGTACCGCTTCCATCCCAAAAGGTTGTGGCGATTCGACTATGCGTGTCCGCAGCATAAGGTTGCAGTGGAGATCGAAGGCAATATCTTCGCTTTCGGGCGTCATAACAGACCTCTGGGAATGGTCAAAGACATGGAGAAGTATAATTCGGCTACATCATTGGGCTGGAGTGTCCTGCGGTTTACGCCTCCGACAACCAGAGAGGAGTTGTCGCGCTTCGGAACCACAGACTGTATGGATTTAATCGCAGATGTGCTGAAACAAAAAGAGGGGTATTAAACCCCTCTTTTTTTCATACCCCAATAATCGTATCGTGCATTTCTATACCGGGAGTATTGGACGTTGTAGGTGGTTTTGCAAAATGAAATAAGGCCTTGGCAATTCCATCCGAACCTATTTGGACTTTGAACAAATAATTGGAGGCGGATGTAAATATCGATGACATATAACCCTGCGGATAATTACGCTGAATCATTGCAAGAAACTCCGTCGCTCCCGGACCTACTATAGACCCAAGCAACATAGAAGCATTATTTGTTGGGGCAACAGCTGTGGGGTTGGAATATTTTATATGCCAAATATTACTGTGAGATTCCTTATATACGGTTAATTTGCCGTTAAGGAACGTATATGATGAGAAAGACGGGGCTGCATTGGATATTCGACTAACGACATCTGACCCTAATTTACTGAATGCAACTGATTTGTCTGCAATATTATCAGTTGCTACCGCTCCATCCTGAAGCTGGGAGGTACCGATGCTATTTGCTGCCATACTCCTATTCTGGATCGTACTGTCCGCAATATTATCTCCTTTTACGACCTTATTGCCCAGCATCGTATTCGTGATGAAGCCCGCCGGTATGGTGAGGCCCTCGGATGTCGGGGTGAAAGTTTTCCAGATGGCAATGTTGGCAGCGGTAAAAGCTCCCACAGTGGTGCCGGATGCGCCCGCACTGGCAGATACGGTGAGTTCGCAAGCGGTATAGGCATAAAAATCCATCCCTTCTTTCGTCGTTCGAAGCGTTGTATTTGTCTTTGTTGCGATGAGATAACCCCCAAGTGTCAGGTTGTTATCAGTGCGGAACCCGTATATGTCACCCCTGTAATAGATATATCCGGGCGTTACCTGATTACTGCCAACCGTATCGAATCCAGACAGAATGGCAATGTCTTGCACCACACTGTTAGAAGATGCGTTGTAGGAATTATGCCGGGTTGCTATGACCCCCAAATCCCGAATCAAAGATGCAAACTTTGTAAGGTCAGAAATATATACGGGATTACCCCCGGAAGGTGCAGATGTCAAATATTCAAAAACAGCCATATTATACTATTTTTAGTTTCACTTTGATGCCATACAGTAACATAGCGTTCAAATCGGCTATGAAATCATCATAATCATTGCTATCTGCCAGTTCTTTGGGAATAACAACAGTTGTGGAGTTGCCAAACAAAGACCCCTCCGTATAAAAATAAGTCGGGGTATTGGCGCCCCCGGAAGAATACATATATACAGGAACAGCACCCTCCTCTCCGGCAGTATAAAAATAGACCATATCTGCACTATTAACCTGGATGCTTATTTGTCCGTACTGCCCGTAATATTTATTCAGTATAGCCAAAACTTGTGTCAGTCCATATTGACAAGCTGCTATCGCGTATGATTTGCGGCGGCTTCTGTCCCAGCTTTCCAAAACAGGTGATAGAGGGAATAATAAACTTAACACGAAGCGGTACAAGGTATTCAGACGTGGCGGTTGATAAACTTTACTTCCGTCCGTAAGGGCATAATTAGGCCGTAAAAGTTGATATGCAAGCTTCGGTATGTCTATGACTCGTAACATCACACTGCATATATATAGATGTCGTTTTTTCCCGTTGGCTCTACCGGATTAACACTTTGCATCTCCACCAATTCACGGGCAAAGTTGAAATATCCAGCTGGAATGGTTATCTGCCCATTGACAGGAGTAATCGGCTCTTTCTCACTTGAATCCGTAACGGATATATTATTGAAATAAGCGTCACGAATCCCCGGAGCACTTTTTATTGCAGATTCTATATCGTTCACATACAGGGGGTCATCTCCCCGCAGAGCAGCCTGAAAAGAGAGCAGCACCTCTCCAATCTGTTGCCAGATCACAGACAGGGAATATTCTTTGGAATAACGAATATAGAGGGATGTACAGTTCAGAATTGCCGGAGCCGCACTGGTAATCTGCATCTGAAACCCCAATGGGAGAAAGCTGTTCATATAATCCGAAAAAGACTGTAACTCGCCTGCAAGCAACGGCGTAATATAACCGTCATTGTCGATCTTCGCTACCTTCATGACAATCAAGCCATTGTCCGTGGACGAGATGGCCAACTGTTTGATGATCTGCTGATCCGGATTTATTGTCGCATATCCATATCGATATGTTTGGGAATCGACGATGGTCAGGGCCGCCCCATATTGGAAGGCAAGAGCCGTATCGATATAATATTGACGTCCCATTACCTTTAAGGAACGGGCGGACGACTCGACCGTTTGTTCTGAATTACTGACCTCCAACCTGATAATATTTAATACCGACGCAACCGTTGATATAATTCGATTCACAATGGACGAGGAGCTCGTATTATTCAGGTTCGGCACCAGTATTTTAATATTCGTGCGTATATCGTCGTAAAAACTCATCAGTCACTAACAGTTAATATTTGATTATCTTGTGTTTGGAAATAGCTCCCTTCCGCCGTAATAAAATTAGGGGCCAAAGCCGAGGATATTTCGTCAAATAACGCATTGAGATCAGCATCAGGAATCGAAACACTGTTTAGCGGGTGTTCCTCCATTACCTCCGTTGCGGCATTGTTACGAACGATGTCCGATACGGTCAGCCGCTGCCCGGCATACAGCGTAGGTGTATAGCTGTCCAAGCCGTTAAGGTCCAGATTCTCATCCAACGCATACAGGGAGCCGTTCGCATTGATACATACGTCGTAAATCGTTTCTCCGCCTTTAACCACGTAATCCATTCCTATTCTCCTGCATATTTGGCCCCTATTTGGAAATCGTACAGCCCGTCGCTATTTCGGGAATACAAGATGGAAATCTGGGATGCGCCATCTTCCCTGATCTGCGATTTGGCCCGGGTGACAATGCGCTGTATATCCCCATCGGTGATATTATAAGCCCTTTCTTCCATCGCTGTTCCGTATTGGGGCTGAAATATGTTTACGCAGGCTTTGATGAAAAGCAGTTGGGCGTTCTGCTGACTACACGTCGAAGCGACAGCAAAATCCCCTCCGTCGTCACTCTGCACTACGGCAACGTCATTCCTGACAAAATCCCATCGAATATCCTGCATACGCTACAAATATAGGTTTACCTTACGAAGCCGATACATAAGTCTGCCCCGCCTGCGATATTTTAACTATCACCGTCCCGGAAGCCGGATTCCCGCCGGAAGTTCCGGAAACGGTGATTTGAACCTTGTCCCCCTCCAGCACCGCAGGCTGCCCGTCAATCTTTACTTCCTGCGCCGAACCTGTTATCTCTCCTGTTCCCGTGCCGTTCCCATCCGTTACGGCCGTGGCATTCGTGACAGTGATTGTCAGCGAACCCCGGTAACAGGCTTTACCATCCGCCTTCGTCGTCGTGCTCGGAGAAGTAGCAATCTGCGCCGTCGCCGCCGGGGTACACTCCAGCGTACACCCTTGAACAGCAATATACTTTCCCATCAGGTTATCGTTAAATGGCCGTTGTTTATATTCACTTCAGAGCCAGATATAATCACACTATTCGATCCTTGTTGCAGAGTTAGCTGGCTATCTGCCACTCCGATTCGTGTCTGTAATTGACCGTTCCGAAACAAAGATAGATTAGCCGCAATCCGATTAAGATTGAATCTGGTATAGTTGTTCTCATCTTGGGCACGGAATACTGTGACAGATTCGGTATTTGCCACTATGTAATCGACGGCCGGATCGCTGTCGAAGTCGAATTGTAGGCGTAATTCTTCTACCTCCGTCATCGCCACGACAAATGACAGTTCCGGCCGGTCTTCGACAAAACCCACGATAACGACCGATCCGACTTTGGGGTATAATAGAGCGTTAGCATTACCGCCCTGTATGGGCGCGAGGCTTATGTCCGGTAAAGTAACCTCGCTGTCGATGCTAACGCTCATAGTGTTCGTTTCCGTGTCCACTTCTTTGACCGTGCCATACACAAAAGCCACAGTCTTACTTCTGCCTATCAGGTTACGCAAATCGCGCCCCAATGAAGCCATCATCCTGTTGAATTTCTCCTGTCCCATATCACTATTGTCCCGTAAATACGAGGGTTTTATCAGTTACTGTCAGCACCTGGTGAAATCCGTTTTCATCGCACCGGTAAGAGTGCCCTATCACATAATATCCCCCCGACAGATCATCGAAGAGGGTATCTTTGTATTGTACATAGTCGAAAAGCCGAACCGTCGGATATAGCATCGTCGTAATGGTACCCTTGTTGCTGTTGGTACGCAGGCCCGACAATGCGGCATCTCCTACTTGCTTGGCGATCTCCCCGTCCCGGCATTTGATATACGGCAGCGACACCACCTCTCCGTTATCCGCTCCCGTTTCGTATTCGTAGAGCTTCCCGCCGCTGATGTATTTAACCACCACGCGATACTTGTCGAAAAAGCCGTTATTGATGCTGATGTCCCGATCTATGACATTGACCGAAGTATCGAGCTGCACCGTTTCTTTGGCGTTCTCCGTAATACCTACACCGCAATACAGCCTGCCGTCGGTATCTACACGAGAGTAGAGATTATACATCCCCATAACCCGCTCCAGTGCGAAAAACGGCGATATGCCTTTCCAAGTAGAAAGAACGAAGCTGCCTTCCATAGACTTGTCATCGACGGTAAGCCGGTTCCAGTCATCCGCCAGCTTCATGCTGTCCCGGTACTCCTGAAATTTAGGGTTGGCGACCTCGATGATTTCCTGCATCATTGTCTTTACGGCGGTTTCCTGCGTCCAGCTTTTGGCGATTGTACCAAAACGCAGGACAAAAGCGCCGTCTTCGCACTGTATCTGCGTCGGAAAACCGCATACTACATTTTTCACGAAGCCGTCGAAAGCGACGATCTCCGGCATTTCGTAGCCGTTGAATCCACAGATGTAACGCAGTTTTACAACTACGTGCGCTCCCATTATAATTTGGGCATCCTGTTGGTCTATACGGATGTATGATTTGACGTTTTTACCGATCGCATCCCCCGATGACTTCTCTTTGAGAATCGTATAAAACGGCATACGGATATTGGCGGTACCGAATATGTTGTCCCGCGAATCCTCCGTAGTGAACGAAGTAAAGGGCCCTATGGAGCGCCCTTCGATGAAAACTTCATTCTTGCAGATAAAGTAATTGCCGACAATCTTGCCGCTCATAACTTATACGTTGGTTTTAGCCGTCGGTGGTTCCGCCTGCGCTCCGTCGCTGTTTTCGACATACAACAGGGCGTAATCCGTATTCACCTCCAACAGATCGAGGCTTACCTCCCACACCGTGGAACCTCGCTCCGGGGTGACGGAATAACTCTCCAATACGACATTGAAGATATTAAACTTGTCATTGAGAATCGGGTTCTCAATTTCAAATACCCGATCTTCAGCCTTGATCTGCCGGAATAATTCAGCCAACTCTGCGGCAATACCATACCCTATTTCCTTATTGATGACAACATCCGACGATAGCTTATAAGGATTCAGCAAATCGACAGAGTTCGGTTTGGATTCCAGCTTGAACGAAATATTAACGCTTGTCGGTTCGTTGGCAATCCGTTCGAAAATCGTAGGTCCATCGACAAGCTGCGAACGGCTTATCAGCTTACTCCCCTGTATGGAAATATCGAATCCGACAGGCATCAGATACTCGTCGAAAGCGATATAATAATCAGTTGTCGGTTCCGTCCGATCTAATTCTTCGGATGTAAAAATAGGCCTATTGAGTGTCGAGCGGTCGAAGCGCGATTTGGCGACCTGATTCAACAGCTCTTCCGGTGTCGGCTTTCCGGTTCTCTGACTTCCTCCATTGGTAAATACCTGCCGCCATACTCCCGTTTCGGCAAGGACGAGTTTCGCAGCAGACAGCCCGCTGTTAATGGCATCGGCAACAGGCCCCGTAATGCCGCCGATAGCTCTCCCCGGTGTGGAAACGACCTCTTTCGCTGAATTTATAACGCGGTCGATCTTACTCTCGGTACTGGTTTCGTTTGCTATCTTTGCCATATTACGTTACACTGGTTGCGTTGTTCAATGCGATCGTCAATCCCCGCACTACTACCTCCTCGATCTTGGGTTCCAACTTGCGACCCAACTCGTCGATGTTCTCTACCGAGGCGATGTTTATATCCATATCGACAATCTCCTTGTTGAAGTTGATGAAAATCGATTTGGAACCTTTGGACAGGTCGGATAGCTGCTGTGCATCGGCATCTGCGGCTCCGCCGAAAAGAGCGGCTAACTGTTGGCCTGTTATTTGGTCGTTCAATATATCAGATAATACTTTCAATCCCTCTTTAGATAGAGTTGGAGCATATGCTATCGGGTCGTCTTTATCCAATGCCAATCCTTTATATTGGGGAAGAAAATCAGGAATAAGATTTGCCCACCATTTTAGACCATAAGCAGTTGGTTTAAAGGTAAAATTACTTAAATTAGAAGTAAAATTCTTGCGAAAATCATCAGATAATAACAACTCAAGGGCTTTGGTTTCGTCGAAATCTTTACCCATTATTTTAGCAGACAGAGCGAACCTTTTTACAATATTTTTGATTTCATCATTATAAGCCTTCGCTGTCGCTGTCTTATTAGCCCAGTTTGTGTCCTCATCTGCTGCATCACTTGTAGAAATTCCCCATTCACGAAATACTGACCCCGTTTTGGGATTAAATTTCCAAGTTTTATATATGCCTAATGTCAAAAACTCAACGGTAGCCCCGATTCCCTTTGCAATATACCCTATGGCGTTTGCAAACTTATCCAGCTCCTTAATGAACGAATCCAATTTTACCCCGACCGCATCGACGTCGATATTGCTTACCCAGCTCACGATCTTATCGCCCAGCCAGCTATACAGTTTCTCGTTGGCTTGGGCAATCTTGTCCCAGTAGGGCGAAAGGTCGTCGGCAATACGCATCCAGAAGTTTTCTTTGGCCAGCGCGATCTGTCCCCGGGCCTTCATTACCGGATGCGATTCGACAAGCTCGTTAAACTCATCCAGCACCGAGCGCAGGTTGCTTTTGTTCTTGAGCCAGTCGCGGTAATCGCCCTGAACACCCCGCTCCTCCATCATATTCATCGCCAGCTTGCCGATGAACGGAGCCTGCCCGACCAACTCCCGGATGTCCCGAATACTCGGCACGGCCTGCCCTAACAACTGTTGCAAATTGACGTTCACGCGCTCGAAGCTCAAACCGCCCACGTGAGCGATCTTGCCGACAACTTCCGCCAGGTGCGACGCCTCCTCCGGGGTCAGCTTCTTACCGTCCACGTTCAAGCCCGTAAACATATTCATCGCATTCAGCATCCCGACACGGCTGAAACCATATTCGGCCGCTAACTGCGTCGCACGGTTCAGCGTCGCCTGGTAGTTGCCGCCCAAACCTTTCTCCGCCATCCGCATCTGCATAAGATTGGAGGCCGCCTCCGCCATATTGTTCGAGTTCAACATCCGGGTGCCGACCAGAAGAGGCAACCCGGAGGACGCCAGGCGCCACGCGTGCACACCCATCCATATTTTAGCGGCCCCTATAGCTACTTGACCGAACGCACCGAGGGCCGGGATAGCTTTTCCCGCAGCTCCCGCTAAAGAAGTAAAGACTTTCCCCAGATTAACGGCATTATACCGCAAGCCGGAGAAAGAGGAAACATTGTTGAAGAAGCTGTCCTGAAAGGTCTTGACCCGCTTTTGGAACACGCTCAAACCGTTCTGCCAACCCGCCTGCGAGAAGCGCCACTGTCCGAATTGGCGCAGATGCCAGCGAGCGCCGATGTTGAGCCGCTCCTCCAGATTGCGCTGTTTCCACTTTCGCGCCGAGCGAGCAATAATATCCTCTTCCGGAAGTTTTGGCAGATCGGAAGAGCCGCCGGTAGCCTCCCCCGGCGGTTCTTACGTAGATGTCCTTTGCCGCTTTCTTGAGCGTTCCGAGCTTGGCAATCGTAGCGTCCAACTGCGAATCATCGACCCGCAGCTGGAGCTGAATGCTATATACCATATTACCTGCCATCAGTTTCTCTTAAAAGGTGCAAAAAGGATTGAATCGATGATTACCAGAGCCGCAGTATAATACTTGTCGATGTCATAGGCCGACATCTTATCTTCCAGTCCCATAATCGGTTCATGGAAGATATAGGACACGACCATCTTTTTGTAAAGAAGCGGATCGCCGTCCGTGATGTATTTCTTCAGCTCTTCGGTTATTGCTGACGCGGGGCCTCGTCTTCTGCCAGCAAGCCCCAAGTCGCTAAAAAACGGTTGAGGTCCTCCTGCACCTCTTTACTGCTGAACAGGGAAATGCAGGCCATCATATCGTTCTGAAGGTCTTTAACGACCTTTTCGTCGTCGATGGTCATCTTGACGAAACGACAGGCAAGATCGGCCGTTTCGTCGAGGTCACGGCCAGCCTGAATAAGCGACAAGCCAAACTTGGTATGTTCGACGCTCGTTCTGGAAAGACGGCAGACATTGACCGTTGCGGAGGTTTCGATCTCGACAAGACCGCCCTTGCCGTCCGCACCCCGTTTGAAATAGGTGACTTTTACGGGATAGGTAGTGATAGGATTTGTTCTGGACATAATTTAATACATTTTTAGTTGTTAATAAAGGGGCGGCACAACCGTCCGCCCCGATGATTTTTCAGACCAGCGGAACGATGTTGCGCTGCACGCCTGTACCTCGCAGGGACAAGGAGCCGGTCGTTTCGACATCATTGCGGTTCACGCTGCCGCCCTGCTCCTGCACCATCGCATTGAGAAGCGTATAGACAACGGTGCGAGGCGTCGCCAATCCTTTCATCGCATAGCTCCACGAGATGCTGAAAGGTGCAAGCTGATGCATGGCCGCGATCTGCTCCGTTACGGGCAGCGTAGCGTTAATCGCATCGATAAGGGTCTGCTGCTCGCCCTCCTGAAGCGAAAGGTTGGCGGTATAAGTAGCATTCGCTTTCTTGATACCAATGGGATCTACGGAACCGATGGCGAATATCTCCTGAATATTCTGACTGAACGTATAGGACAGCTCAGTGCCGGTATCGATAGACAGGCAGGTGCCGTTCGAGAGCGTGAGGTACATCTGCACCTCACTGCTCGCTACGATTATATCCTGATGATTCATGTTCTGTACTACTCTAAAGATGTTACGAAGAAAGTGGTGATAAACGCCTCCCGCAGCGTGGCATTGGGCAGGATGCGGATCGTGATTGCAAAGGCCCGACTTTTCACGAAGTTACCGTCTTTGGCCTCCAAAGTAACCTCTATCTCGCTCGCATCTCCGCGCGACAAACGCGGCTGAATATAGTTGCTGCGGAATGTAGCCAGGATCGCCGACTTGTACCCGGCATCGATGTCACCTGAAGCTGTAACCGGAACCTGGGTATTGATGAGCTGCTGGAAATAGTACTCCGCATCGTCGCATACTCCATTTGCGACGCGCACGAACTCAATCGCCGACAGAGCGTTGGTCGATTTGTTGAGCGTCGCACCGTCATTGTAGTAAACACCGCTGTTGCCGGGACGGGTGCGGGTGAAAAGGTACTGCTTGGCTCCGATGGCGTCGATAATACTCCGAGATACGACAGCGACATTGGTCGCTGCATTCGCTGTCGTGGCATTGACGAAATAATCAACCGGGCTTACGCTTCCCAAAGTCATCTGACCGATGGACTGCGCCGGATTGATCCCGGCAAGAATACCGAGAGCGCGGCCTACGTCGGCGGTGTATGTCGGATCGGGAGTTGTCAGAGCCAGTGCAACGCCATAGGCATTGTACGTATCGCCGCTGGGCAAATTGTTAATGTCCTGCCCGATACGTCCGGCATCCAGTACTGCCACCATACGATAACTTTCCGCGAACATATCCTGGATCAAGCCTTGTACATTCTGGATTGCTCCCTGACTTTTCGTCAAATCCTCCGCAAGACCGGAAGCCGGAACTGTGGTATTGCTGGGATATACGAACCCGATAAGGCGCGGTCTGTTATCCCACAGCGTAGCGGTGGTTTGTCGGATTGCCTGTTTAATACCGGGCATTTGTATTGCTGAAATACCTTTTCCCTTCGAATAATCATAGCCTGTCAGCCACAATTTAGACCCGCTCCCTGCCTTCGAGTAAAACTCCGAAACCTGGAATTTGGCTCCAGCGTCCAAAGTGGAATAATCCTTCAGCTCCTGCGCTTCTTCCAAAGAAGCAACCAGGACGGAGGTGTCTATAAGAGGAGAGCCCGAAGATACGGGAAGCACCAGCATCGCCACCCCTTCATTAGATGAAGAAGTGCCGATCGCGGTATCCTGCAATTTGACGGTTACACCTGTTCTTGCCATAATATCGAATTTTACTGTTATACTTTAGATGCCGGTTTACGCCCCGGTTTAGCGCCTTCTTGTCCGGAATTGCGCCGACGGGCAAGTTCGGCCCGCGCCTCTTCCAGCGTCATAGAAGGAACTTCGGCTTTTTGCTTCTCAGAATCCGGGGAGGCATTGCGTGCGCTCATGGACTTGGCGAACTGCGCGTCAAACATCTTGTCGAGTTCTTCACAAGTCAAAGGCTCCTTTCCTTTCTCTATTGAGCACCACCGAACCTGCTTATGGACCCGAAGGGCGTCGGTCATACGGGATTCTGCCTGCCACTGCTGACGATACATATTCCCATCATCCGTAATGAAGACCTTTCCGAATTTCGCCGTAACGATCAGAAGGTTTTCAAAAAACTCGTCTTTATAGTTTACCATAGTGAATAATTTGTCAGATTGGTAGTAACGCTGCCCGACCACTTTCAATAGGCCGGGCAACGTGGAAACTTAACCTTGCTAAGGAACCGAATACGTAACCGGTACGATGTTCACGATACCTTTGCCGCCCTTACGAGCGCTGCCGGCACCGAAACGCATATCCATCGAGAACTTCCAGCCATACGAGTTCGGATCGGCAACGACATGTACGTTCGTGTTGCCCATCGCCAGAATAACCTGCGAGGGGATGAAGCTAATAGCCAATCCGTATGCAGTAGCGGCCAGTACCGGCGCGGTATATTCCGGAATGGTCCCGTTCGCCTGAACCTTGCCGTCGCAGTAAAGTTCAGGATCGACAACCTTCGATGTCGCCGTGTCGTAGGCCGAAGTTGTCGAACGCGACATGAAGTTGAAGGCAGAGTACTTGCCCAACATCGGACGCATCTCACCGGCAGTTTTGGTCAGCAGGCTCGTGAGGTACGGATTCGAAAGAAGCTGCTCCATGTAGGCGGCATCCATCACACAGTCGATGTCACCATCCTTGATGTCGTAGTTCCAGTTCACGAACTTCGTCTGCGCCTTGATAAGGTCGTTGGGCGATAGCTCCAGCAGGTCACCTACCGCCTTCGAGTTCACGGGGAAAGCATCGGTTGCGGCGAAATGCTTGACAGTGCCATCAGCAGCAACACCCGACATCGGGACACTTGCGCCCGCACCTTCCGCAATCTTCTGGAGGGCGTAGTTGTGGATGGCGTTCACCATGAAGCGTACGGCTTCGCTCTGCCCCCACGAACGATCGTCGTAAGCGAGGATATCGGTATTCGCCGCCTGCCAGAGAATAGGCTGAAGGGAGAAAACCTTGGTGACAAGCCCAATGGGGTCGTCATCATAGAGGTAGTCAGCCACGTTCAGCGGAGCACGGTCGCCGTAGTAGATTTTCGGACTGATCGCCGATTCTACCCAGATGATACCCTGCTTGTCCGAGCCACTGGTGCGGGCGCATCGAGCCGCCCAGGTGTTGGCCGGAAGCAACTGTTGGTAGAAGAGCGAAAGCCACTCGACAACGGCCAGGTCAGGGGATATCGTGACGAAATTCGAGGAGTTGGCGCCGGAGGCCAGCTTTACGGCAGTGCGTTCCGCGATCGTCGAGAGTTTTTCGTACCGGCCTTCGCCATTACGCACATTGATATTGCCCATGAAAGCCTTGAAGCCTTCATCTGAGCTTACGATAGCTGCAAGCTCCCGGGCGGCTTCCACTTTCGATGCGTGCTCCGGACGGCAAACGTCCGTAGGCGCGACAGTAAGCAGCCGTGCCGCAGCGTTGAATTTCGTCTTGCCTTCAGTTGTGGCAAGGAATTGATGGAGTGTTTTGTTCGTTTCCATACTTGCTTTCAGGTTGATTTTGTGGGGATCGATGATTTGCGCCTTGCCCGCCTCACTCGTCGCCTCCTTATGCTGCACACCCGCCTCCGCAGCTGATGTCAGGGTCGTGGGTTTAGGCTCGGGCGCTGGCGCTTTCTGCGGGTCAGGCTGCTTCTCGGCCTCTTTTCCAGCCGCTCCGAAAAACGACTTCAACTTGGTTACGATCTTCTCGGCGATACTCTCCGTGTCATCCGCATGGAGCGTCCGAGGCTCCGCTGCGGGTTCTGCCGCAGGGGCAGGCTCCGCAGCGGACAAAGTAGTCGCCTCCTTTGCGGGGGCCTCCTTCCGGATCGTCCCGTCTTTAGGGTCTTCTTGCGTCATGTTGCTTTTGTATTTATTGATAAGTGAATGATCTTTAGCCGACAAGGTCGTTATGCGTTCCGTCTGGCTGGGCGCGAACTCCGTAGCGAGCATAACCTTTTCGCCCTTGAAATCCGAAACCGCATCGGAATTGGACTGGAGAGAGCATAGCGACACTTCATATACAAGGAAGTAAGTCGCATATTTAACTCCCGTGGATTCGTCTTCTATCTCCCGGCTGACCCCTCCGATGGAAACAGCCCTGTAAAATCCGTTTTCGTACAGGTATTTCGCCGTTTTACCCCGCTCCGTCCCCTCGGCAAATTTCAAAGTACCGATCCAGTCGTTGCCTTCCCGGTGAATATTTACGACATTTCCGATAGGTTGGCTATCCCAATCGTGATTCTCCAACAGCACCGGATTCTTTTCATAACGCGACCAGTCGATACCGTCGGACAAAACGACCATATTATGATCGTTGATCGTTTCGTTACTCAATACCTGCCTTAACTCTGCCATACAAAATGCGTAATTTCCTGCCCAAATATAGGTTTACCTTTGATTGCTAAATAAACCTCCCGCAACGGAAAAAATATTTTTCCGACATACCAGCACAAGAACAGCCAAGACGATCCAAAATCCCTTCATCTGCGTCTGCTGCCACCACGTCAATTTACGTTCAACCTCGACGATATCCGTATTCACCCGATCGCGGTAAATCATACTGTCCCGATATATCACCTCTTTCTCTGTTGGTATGGGCTTTTTCTGCGGCTTATTTGCCAGCGAGTGGAACAACGCCCCGTCGGGAGTTATTCGAGCGTCAGAAACGGCGTATGACGTTTCCAAATGGCTCGTTGTATCTCGGACTGTCTGACGCTCACTTTCAATCGGAACCTTGACAAACACCGTGTCCGGGATATACTCGGTACGAACGACGGTTTCGACCCGCACACTGTCCTGCGTCGAGGTCGTCAAATGACGACAGGGACAACAAGCGACAGCGAGCACCGTCACGATTCCGCAGAGTATGACCTGCCGCAGCTTCATCGGGTCATCGGAATATAGATCGTCTCTCCGGCCGGTCTGGACAACAGTTGTTTCCGCTGCCTCCCATCTTGATTCTTATACCCGATATGCACCCAGCGAGGCACTCCGGCGGCATCCTCGTTTTCCGAAATCATCTGATCGAACCGCTTGCCCCGAAGCCATTCCCGGCATAACGACTTGAACTCCCGGAGCCGTCCGTTGTTAGGCACCAGATCGACGGCCCAGCCGACGCAATGCGCCGAGGTCGCCGAACCGCCGACGGCCTTGTTCAGTCGATAACCTCTATATCCGGACGAAACGGTCAGGGCCGGAGTTCCCCAATGTTCGTTCGCACACAACACGGCCCACGCCTCCCGCAGCGGATCGATCAGGCGGTCGATCATCTCTTCAAGGTTGCGGCGATGTTCTTCCGTCGGCGCATTGTCCAAATTCATCTTTCGGGCCGTTGCCGAATAAGTGAGTTCCTGCAAGGTAAAATGTTTCATTTCGACTGCTGTTTTTTGGATTCTTCCCGCGTACGGTCGAGCGTGCGGAGCAATTCGATAATACATTTGGGGTCTTTGGCGTGCGCCAATTCAGCCACGATGTCGCCGATCTTCGCTGCCGACGACCGAGCCGCCCGGAGATTCTCCCGCACGCTCCACGCCTCGATACACACGGCGATCACGGCTGACACGGCCGACGCATAGGGCATCGACCAAATCCCGAACAACAGTCCCAATACATCGACGCACACGAACAACGCCGTCACCTTGCCGTAGTCCCCAAATTTGGTAAAGGTGCGGCGAAGCCCGTGAGAATCGATCGGCAGCTTCAATGCCCGCGCCTTGCGAATCCCGGCCCGCATATCGACCATTACGGCGATAAACATAACAATCCAGATGATAATTTCCGCCAGTGCAGCCCGGCGGACCGTCAGTATATCCACACCGAAAATATCGGCAACCCCGTCAAACATCACAACCACGATTATCCCTCCCCAAAGGTATATTTCTCTTGCATGCGGGCTATATATTCATCTCGCTCCCCGGCCGTGGCATCGCGCCACGTCCCGGATTTCTCTCCGGGGAGTTTTACTCGCCGGGTAAGGTAGAGCCGCTCTTCGTCCGACACCTCGGCTGCTTGGGTGATGTAACCGCCCTCGTCGGCGATCTGCTCCGTAAAAGTTGTTTTCTGTTCTTTCATCGCGAATTTTAGTTTATGCCGTAGCGAATGAAATAAGTTTGCCCTGAGCCGCCGTATTGACCGCATACCAGTCTGCTTGCTGCGGATCGGTCAGCTTGGCATATACGTCCGCATGGACCGTGACCGTAATAGCCGATGTATTGGTCGCATTCTCTACCAAATACTGGAAAGATTCGAGCGTAAGCAGCGGGCTGTTATTCAGATTGACATTATATCGTAATTGTTTGATTCTTATATCCTGTAGGGATTTACACCGTGTAAGTACCATATTGTTATTACTGTTTTCGAATGTCATACCCCCGACAATCGTGACCAACTGCTGACATCCGTAAAATAGATAAGTACAATTTGAAAACCGCACAAACGTCGATTCCGGACATAGGTATATAGTCTTGAAGTTGCTCCCCGAGAAAGCGGAATAAGCTGTCACCAAGACGGCACTCGTAAACTGGTTCGGAGCCTTCCGAGGCGGAAGATTCACCGGAATATCAACACTGTAAAGCACCGAATCCCAGTTCGAATTATTCAATACATTGTGCGACAGACTGTATATCTTGGTCATCATACTGTTGGAAATACCCGTCACGGAGCCCACAGTCCAGCTCTTGCTCGATGAATTCCACACCGCACCGGCCGCCACGAACAGATCGTGCAGAGGGCTGCCGGAAGGAGTGAGCGGCACCCTTTCGGAAAGTTTAGCGTCGATTTCAGGACCGGTAAAAATACTTTTATATACTCCAGCCATATTTATTCTATTTCTGTTACGCGATCGTTCCTGTCATCCGTTTTGTCCGTAATCGTCACTCCCAGTAATTCTTCTGAAGGGTGCAAATCGTCGTATGTCGCATAATCTACGACTCGGGTTTCATATTGTAACTCTACGACCGATACGCTGGTACCTATTTCCCGATCGAAAGCCTGGGTCGTATAGGTCCGAAAGCCCTGATAAAGAGGATAAAAATTATATTTTCGGATCAGCTCGCCAAAGTCCTCTCCCTGTTTCGACTTTTCGATATAACTGCGGACCTGCATAGCCAGGTTGAGCGTCTTTCGTTGCTGTTCGTTGAACGAAGCCGCCGTCTGATCGTTGAAATTGGCGATTATGGAGAAAGAAATTGCCACTTTATCCATGATAAGACCGCCGATATGCACATCCGCCCGGGTGCTGTTGTTCACACTCACGGCAACGCACGGAAGAACCGTATTGATGATTCCCCTTCCGTCGTCCGTTACCGCTCTGACAGCGATTTTCTCCTTCGTAACTACGGGAGCTTTGCGTAAGGACTTAACAAAAGCGTCTATAATATCTCCGAGCATACTCAATGACTATCTACTGCGGACAAATATAGGTTTACCTTACAAATCGCGTCTGTGTTTGGTAAAAAAAGCATCTAACAGGCGGTCGAAACGCGCTTTCGTTACAGAGCCTACACCCAGAAACTGCCTTTTTTTGACCGGACCGTCGTATTTCCACCGGCCCCGATGCACATCGCCCCGCTTTGCCGATCGGTAAGCAGTATGATGAGGAGGCATCCCGCCCTCGTTGTGCGCCCGGGCAAATGGAACGTCCGTCCCTACAAAAATATCGGCATCATTGCGTCCGATACGACGGGAAATCCACTTGAAACTCTTCTTCAGAAAGCCGTTGTAATCCAATTTGGGGTATCTGATGTTGCTTTCCCCGCCGAAAGCCGTACGATCCGGCCATTTACCGCCCGGAGAACCGGCGAAACGCTCCTCTTTGAAACTTTCGTGCGTCTGTTCCAGCATCTCCTGCCCGAGCTGTCGCGGAATATCCCGGACTACCGTCGTCCGAAACTGGCGAAGATTGCGGATGAGATCGTCTATATCCGGCATAATTACTCGTTTTTGTCGTCGGATTCCTTATTTTTACGTCCCTTTTTGAACATATCCGACACTTTAGAGGACAGGGAACTCACCCAGGAGGAATTATTAACCTTCGTATCTATGTCGTCGGCGCTCATCCCGATTTTGGCATATACCTCCGGCTTGAAACGCATACCCTGTTTGGCTGCGACGCTTCCGGCGCGTTCGAAGGTGTCGATGGAGATCGTCTCATTCGGAATCTCCACGAGTTCCGCCCCAAGAAAACGGTCATCCTTGAATATGCGGGCCAGCTTGGACAGCGTAGCGGGCATATTGAACATCGCCAGACAGCTTTCCGTATCGGCATCCAGAATGTCGTGATACATGTTCATATGGATTTGTGCCAGTTCTTCGGAATTGGTATTCTTCTCGGTAGCGCCGAGCAGCGTGCCGCCGGTCACCAACTGCATGATCTCCGACCGGTATTCGCTGATATACTCCTTGAATACCCGGAAGGCGTCCGCATACGACTGGGTGTTGATTGGATTGACTTCGACCTGATACAGACTTTTACCCCCGTTGGCATATTCGTTGCGGAAAGGCACGACGGGAATGGTCATCGGATCGAGTTCCTGGGCCAGCGATACGGCAATGTCCTTGGCATCCTCGTTGTTGGCCATATAACCGATTACAGTCAGAGGAAACGAATATCTTTTTGCCAGAGCGCCCCAGTTGTTGTACATATCCACGATCCCGATCATGGCACGAGAAATGGGTTGCAAAAGTCCCAGCCTGAAATCCTGGTCCGTCGTAGGCTCGAAATAGAAGAGGTTATCCCATTTGTCCGCAGTGACAATACTGTAATAATCGTAAGTCATATTCCGCAGCCCCCGGTTGAAAATATCGATGTTCCGCAGCGGAAAATCTACGATCTCCCAATCTTTGGTATCGATGCAGAAAACCCTCACTCCGTAAAACTTCGACAACAACAGTTCCCGCATGAATCCATTGAACCAACGTGTGCCGGTGTATGTTTCCGTCATCGATTTGTCGATTTTACCGTTGATTTTGAAGGCAAAATTTTTCTTTTTCAACGGAGTAAGACGCTTTTCGATCTGGGATTGCAGAAACGGGCTGGACTGAATACACCACGAATAGAGCGTATCGAGATACACCAGATTACTGTAATTCAACGCATTATTTATGGCGTTACGCCAATATGACGGCGTGAACTCCGTATAGTAATTGTTGAACAGGTACTGGGATTTGACAGAACTATTCCCGACCACCTGCGGGACTGTAAACGGATTGATCGCCGGAGTATGAAATTTAGCCATATTATCCTCGATATTGTCTATTTATCGTAACCAGCACGCCTTTCGTGCCGTTTTCCTGCAATTTGGAGGCTCCGTTTTCCATCGAAACCTGCCCTCCCTTCAGCTCTTTCAGCGTAATGTTGGCCTGCTCGAAATTCGCTTTCAGCGGCTCGCTGATCTGGACGGAGGGAGCGCATACATTGTAAGCCGTGAATACCTTGAGAATCCAAAGCAACGTCTGATCTTTCTCCTCCTCGTCGGTAATGGACAACAGGTCTTTGATGTCGTAATAGTTGCCGATCTGTGCATACACGTTCGCCAATGCCGTATTGTAGGCATTCCGTACAATATCGGGGTATAACTCCTCAAACTCCTGCAACTGAACCGGAGATACCCATTGCAGCAGCTCCGATTTTCGGAAATACATATCCGTAATATTGACCTGAACACCCGACACATAAGCCGCAAGGCCGGAAGAAGCGTCCGAAGTTCCCGCCACCATCAGAATTACGGTAGTGTAATCGTGCGTGAACTCGAAAGGAAGGGCTTGCGTCACGGCCGCCACGTTTACAGGACGGTCGGCAATCTGCTCTATCCCCGAGCCATCAGAAGCGACAAGGAAAATGGAAACTTTGAAATCCCCGCCGTGTTGCGGGAATATGACCCGGCTCCCCTCCTCCAGTACCGCCGTTTCTATACGGCACGACAAACAGGCGGCATCCGGGGCTGAACTTACAGCACCCTCCTCCGAAACGGAGTATCTTTCATTTTGCCAGGCCGACGGGTCCGGCTTGAATATGACAGCCATATATTTTTAACTTAACATGCGTTTTTGGCAACCTCCGCGTCGTATCAGGTAAGTATGCCCGTAAGTCCCTTTCGTAACGACCATATCGCGCGACAACAGGGAAACCCCCTTGGCACAAGCATCCGGGATGTCGTCTTTCTTGAGTTTGTTGTTGTTCCGGGCGAAACGCAGGAACTGATCTATGGTAATTTCGCATACGCCGCTCTCCTTGACCAAAGGAGAGAAAATAAATTTGCCATTGCGGAACAGAGGTTCCAGCGTCGCCTCGATAAAAGTGAACTTATCCCCGGTATTGCGCGTGTCCCAATTCAAAGGACATACCCATCCCCGTTCTTGCTGGAACATCTCGAAAGTCGTCTCGAAATCCAGCGGCAACTGTTTTTTCTCCATCAGTATGCGGGGTACAATCGGCGCTTCCCGGTAAAGCTCATAGATGTTTTCCAGCATCTGGCGGGTAGTACCTTGCACCGCCCGCACGTCGATAAGCCAGATTTTTCCCCGTGCCTGCCCCAACAACACCGAAGCTTTGTAGTCATTGACCTCCCGATCTTTGGCCGACGGGTCCGTATAAATGATACAATCCACAAATTCCGACGCAGGAGGCAATTCGCCCCAGTTTATCTTCTTGAATACCTCGCCTTCACCTTCATCGGCATACTCACCCTCCATGAAGCGCCTTTGCTGCATCAGACTCATAGTCGATAACGTACCCAGATAATCTTCGGAAATATGTTCCAGATTATCATCGACGCTGAAGTGCATTACAAGCGACTTTTTTACTAAATCCGCATCCAGCGGCTCACCATCGGCCCCCTTGTGCAGGAAAAATTGCTGGTAGGTCCAATGCAACTTCGTCGTGGGATTGAGGGCAAGCAACATGATATTGGAAACCGGGCTTCCCTCCTTTGTCCTTATCTTCTGCGCCATACGGGTTTTGAGAATGTCAATGGGCTTATGATCCACCTCCGAAACCTCGTCCACGAAAATATGTCCCCACTCCGTCGAAAGAATCTTGTCGAACCCCGAATCATCGTCCCGCGAAGAGCGGATAGATGCAAACTGAATATAAGCGTCATTGTAAAACCGAAGCAGGTTATCTTTCCCGTTGTATTTGGCGAACGGCTTTCCTTGTACGGTGATCTTCTGGTAGGAGGAATACCCGTTATATCCGGCGATCGCATTCAATACCGCAGGCAGTGTTTGCAGGATCATACCCGACTGAAGCGACGTAAACGTATTGCGAACAATCAGATTATTGGCCCGGTAGGCTATGCACTGAACAATCATCCAATACAAAATCAGGAACGTCTTGCCCGAACGGGAGGCCCCATAAAACAAAACACTCGTATAATGCCCCGAATTAAGGGCATTGTACATCGCAACCTGTTTGGGGTTTAAGGGTATGTCAAGATTTAATCTTCGCACCTGAATCGTCCGCAGAACGCACTAAATGAATTTCTATGCCTTCAATGTCATCCTCGTCCCGGATTTCCCCGATCCTCTCATTCGTTTCACTCGCCAGCTTCAACATCGAAACCAGCGTCTTCATCGCCGTAAGTTTGGAGTTCAACACATCGACCGCTGATTTCGTCTTCGCATCACGCAACTGCCGACGAACCATCTCAACATCCTCCAAAAGCCCCAGCGATTCGAAAGACGCCTTGGCCCGGTCCGACATCTCCGGAACAACGACTTCCGAAAAATCATTTTCGACCTTGCGCTGCCGAGAGGGGTAATCCGCGATCAAATCCGCAACCGTCCCTATTTTCGAATCCGAATCCATCATTCGATATCCGTAAAATCAATGACACGATCAACTCCATCGGAAAGATAAGCCACCAAAAAAGCGTATCTGTCAGTCGCCGTATCGCCCCGACTAAAAGCAGCCTTGAACATCTTGCCATCCCGCGTTTCAATGTCGATATGACCTGATCCATCATCCGACGAAACAAGCAGGTATATACCCCGTATCTCATCCGCCGAAAACTGCAAACAGGCATCTTCTGTCCGAAGTAAAAACATAAATTCCGATTTTTATCCGAAGCAAATATAGGTTTACCTCTCAATACCCCGATTTTTTACCCCCGCGCGCAAATCGAAATCCCGTTTCCTGAAAACATTTTCCAAAAATTGCCAAAAAATGCCGGTCCGAAAATATAGCGAACATTAGATGCGGCCGAGGGGGCGCCGGCTGTTTACCCCGGAATCCGGCAGAGGTACACGGACACACGAAGAACACCACACAACGACAAACGCCAGCAAAGGCCTGTTTTCTTTGATTTGGCGGCACTTCCTCTACACTGTGGTATAGTTTATCGCTCCGGTGTGCTTTGTACAAAATACGGGCTATTTGTGTGGGTTTCTCGAACAGAGAAACCAGTACCGGGAATATATTGTATTTCTCGACAGAATACCAACCAAACACCAACAACTACACAATAAACAGTAATACAGTGTATTGCATCACCAATAAACACCCCAGACACACCCCAAACACAACGAAGTAACAAAACAAACAAAAACAAGCAAGACAAGCAACCGCAAAAGGGTGAAAGGGTAACAAATAGCCGATTTCCCTACATGAATTAAAATGTAATTTGTTGGGAGTATTAGAAAACTACTACACTTTAATACATTATAAAGAAGTAATAGAAATAGAAATTTTATGTAGATTCTTATAATTTACGGGTAGTATAATATAAGCATTGAAGGGGTGTATTTGGTAGTATTAGTTGTAGTAGTGAGGGGATATTATAAAATAAATTTAGGGAAAAATAAGTATTAAAAATACGCTGCAAATTTAATATAAAGCCATCATTTGTCTTCAAGCATTTAAGTGCCTGAAGATCTTTGTATTTTATTTTGTTATTGTGTAATTATTTTGTATATTTGTAATACCAATTATGTTCTTTGAAATTATAACAAAAGCCCCAGCGGGTAAGGCTGGGGCGTGCGGTGTGGATCGGCCTATTTTAATTGATCCGCTTAATAAAAGCCCGGACAAATGAGTTTTCGAATTGTTTCGGGTTCCGGGTTGGCAGTTCTGGAGGAGCTGCCGACCCTCCGGGCTTTATTTTGAAAAAACGGAGTGACTTGTAACACTTGCAAGCCTTACAAGTCACTCCAATAAATAACAACGTTTAACCAACTTAGAAACGGTTAGCCATCCGACGTTACAGGGGCAAAGATATGAAAAACAACTCGAATTACCAGAACGAAAACACAAACGCCCGCCAATTTAATTACGAATGCGGTTCCGCGATCGGTTATTTTACCAAATCGGATTATATCAAACCCGGAATTTATAAGAATCCCGAAGGCTATACGCCTAATGCCTGGACGGGTAGTAATTGCCCGAAAGATCGTTTTTTACCCGTAAAAGAAGTATCCGGATATATCCGCGAATACATAAAAAAAGACCCGGAATTGCGCGCGTGCAAATGGAGCGTAACAACTGAAAGCTATTCGGGCGGTCAATCCTTGACTGTATCACTTATGGCGGCGCCGTTCAATGTGTTTTCGGAGGAATGGAAAGAAAAACACCCCTACGATGTGGAACACGGATACACGCAGCACGGAGATTATGAAGAGGCCGTAACGCCTGAGGCATTCCGCGTAATATCGAAAGTAAAAGCATTTACACAATCGTTTAACTACGACGATAGCGACGGAATGATTGATTATTTCGACCGGGGTTTTTACGATAGGTATTATATAGGCAAATGGGATAAACCATTTGTTAGAATTGAGCCGAAACCGGCAAAGCCAGCAGCAAAGACAAACACGAAGACCGAGGCCGAACCGGTCACCGTTGGATATTCAGCAAGCGCAAGGAATCGGAGTTGCGCACACTGTTAGCATTGTAATAACTTCCCGGCGGCGCTCTTTAAGGGGCTGCGATCGAATCGACCGCCGGGAGCAAACAACCAAAAACAAAAGCCCTCCGATACAGAGGGCGGCCAGGGATCCGAAGCGGGCACGCAGGGGAAGGGACGATAATTCACCATGCAAATGCAGCGTTTACCTCTGTACCGTCCAAACAAAAAAGCACGCAAAAGGGGTCGCTCCTGAAAAGCACGCAAAAGGGGTCGCTCCTGAAAAGCACGCAAAAAACATTGCAACGAAACAAACAGTATATTGAAAGATGAAGCAGCCAAAAGTAAAGGAGCCGGTACGCCTCCGGTCGAAACCGCTCAAGGACGGAAGCGAATCGCTGTACCTGGATATTTATTGGAACGGGATTCGGCAATATGAATTTTTGAAATTGTACCTTATTCCAGAGACCACGAAGGAAGCGAAAGCCCGAAACAAGGAAACGCTTGCTATTGCCACGACGTTGAAATCCGAACGGATTGTAGCTTTGCAGCGTGGAGAATACAACTTCTCGACGGCCGACACAAAAATAAAGCTCCTCGATTACATCGAACAGGAGCGGCAAGGATACATAAACAGAGGTTCCACGAGCTACGCCCAAAATTTAGGTTCTTTGTATTCGCATCTCAAAGCCTTTGCAGGTCCTAACAAGAAACTCGCCTCCGTAGATAAAAGATTCATTCAGAATTTTATAGATTATCTCAATCGCTGCGGAATACGCGGGTCAAGTTCTTCCGTTATTCTGGCGCGTTTAGGCAATATCTTAAATCGGGCAGTCAGATCCGGGCTGATCGACAAGAATCCCGCCGCAATGCTGGACAAGGAGGACAGGCCCAGGTTAGACGTAAGAGAACGGGAATATCTTACAATAGACGAGCTACGGCAGTTGGAAGCCGCTGCCATTGCCAATCCCCGTTGTGCCGTCGTCGCAAACGCTTTTCTTTTCGCCTGCTTCACGGGGCTGCGGTATTCCGACATTTCCCGGCTATGCTGGTGGCATATCGTCGAATCCCCGGACGGAGGTTATGAAATTCATCTCCAACAACAGAAGACACAATCCCGCATTGTGGTGCCGCTGTCCGAAAATGCGATGCGCTTTCTGCCTTCAGGACGAAATACGGCATTCGATAAGGTTTTCAAACGGCTAAACTCCAATGCACAGATGAATGTAAAACTCAAAAAATTGGTTGAAGCTGCCGGGATATGTAAGCCGATTTCCTTTCACTGCGCCCGCCACACTTACGCGACGATGTTGCTGACATACGGGGCAGACCTTTATACCGTTTCCAAATTGCTCGGTCACTCGAATATCGCCACGACCCAGATATACGCCAAACTGGTAGATCAAAAACGCCGGGAAGCAGTAGAATTGATCCCGGCGCTGTAAAAATATTTGGATGTTTCGGAGGTAAACCTATCTTTGCATTGTCTTTCAATGTCTGTAAATTCGTTCCGACCGCCCCCGGCCTGTCATCAGATGATGAGCCGGGGGATTTTTAATTGTTACGGGTCTTTGGATCACGCGGCAGACATTCTCCATAGCTTCTTTCAATATCTACTCCGCATCGCCACAAATGCCCGCATAGTCGAAGTCCAGCATCACCCGCTGGCCTCGTACGGCGATGCAGGCCGGTATTACGGCGACTGACGCAAAGCGCGTAAAACACTGTTTTGCAGCGAATTGTTTATAGGCGAATATTTCTTTGCGGTATAAAACACAGGGGAAATTAAAAATAATTTGGAGGAGAATTATTTTTTTATTTACTTTGTGGTGTAAAACGCAAAGTAAATCAAGAAATAATTGTATGGAAACAGCAAAAGAATTGAAATTCGGAGAATACAAGATGCGCAAGGATTACATCGGAACGCTGGAGGCGATAGAGTTGGGCGAAACGGTAATCTTCCCGGTCGAAGAAGCACGAGATTACTATTCAATCCACTCAGCGGCTTCCAGATGCAAGAGGGGCAAAAAAATGAAATTTTTGATCCGCATGAATTGGGATGAGGGGTATATGGAAATCGAGCGTGTCAAGTGGACGGCTCTGGACGGACAGCTCAGAAATGCACGCCCCGTCGGACGACCGTTGAGCCGTCCCCAATAGCGAATCAATCGAGCACCTATCCGCGCCCAACGTTCTTTCATTCGAGTAAGGTTAAGAGTTGAGATTAGTTGAGTTTGCCATTTCCGGGCGCGGATTTTCAAAGTCCGTATCGGGTTGAATGTCCCGGTGCGGGCGCAAAGGACGGCACGGAAGCCGTAGGGGTCCTAAAGCCTGCCATAAACCCCGGCCGCAAGGCAGAAAGGTTTGAACGAATAAGCGGTTCATTGAAATACGAGAACCATCCGAAGGGATGTAAAACCCGGCGAGCGACTTGGCGCAGAAGGGCGGATATTAGGCCGATCAATACCAAAAAGCAGGCGACGATCCGGAGCAATTCGGGGAGCCGGTAGCGATATACCCTGCGATTCAGTCGTGGTCTTCGATGACGACAGGGTGCAAATTTTAATCAAAACAATTTACGTGCAATGTCAAACAAAGTATTTACCCCGGAGAACATTTCCAAATTAAAACAGAACGAGGTCTTTGTATTCGGCAGTAATAAGGCCGGTAACCACGTTGGCGGCGCAGCTCGTGTCGCGGTCGAGAAGTTCGGCGCGATCATGGGGCACGGCGAGGGCTTACAGGGCCAGTCCTACGCTATCCCTACGCTCGATGAACAGATGGACAAGGTGTCTACCGAGGAATTGACGCGATCGGTACGGAGATTCGCAGACTATACACGGCACAATACCGATAAGGTTTTCTATGTAACCAAGATCGGATGCGGCATCGCTGGATTCTCGGTCGAAGAGATTGTGGAAGTATTCAAAAGCGTCTCGTTCGGCGATAACGTGGTGCTTCCGCAAGAGTTCGGCGAAGAAAAACATATCGATGGATTTAAAGGGTTCAATGCAGATATGACCTGCCTGGGCTTCAAATTCGAGGAGGGCAAGACTTACGAAGAGGATGTTGAGTTGAAAGTTTGTAATCGAGGCTTTCATTTCTGCGAATCACCGTTCTCTGTCCTTAGCTATCGTGATATGCTGGATGATGAATGCAAGTTCATCCCTGTGCATCATGTAACAGCTTTGGGGCGATGTCATTCCGACTCGGATAAAACGGCGACGACAAAGATTCACATCGGGGCAAAACTCGATTTCAAAGGATTCATTAAAGCTGGTATAGATTTCATTTACGAGAAGTGCATCAAAGAGGGTCCGACCGACAATGTTAATTCGGGCGACGACGCACAGATCGGCTCCTCGGGCGACGGCGCACAGATCGGCTCCTCGGGCGACCTCGCAAAGATCGGCTCCTCGGGCGACGGCGCACAGATCGGCTCCTCGGGCGACGGCGCACAGATCGGCTCCTCGGGCTACGGCGCACAGATCGGCTCCTCGGGCGACGGCGCACAGATCGG